GCTATTGGACTCATCAAGGGTGCAGACGTAAGTGCTAAGAACATGGAAGGCGGAACTCCTTCAATGGGAACTCCTAAGCACTCAAGTGCTCAGAAGACTGCCGCTCCAGCTATCGCAAAGCCAGGATTCAAAATTGCAACTCTAAAGAACTTGACAGACGCTCCAACCAAGCCTGAATCAAATGCTCCATTTGGTAAGGAAAATGATGCAGAAGTTAAGAAGTCTTTGCAGTTTAAGAAGGGCGAAAAGGATCAGGGTAAGTCTCAGACTGAACCTGAGGGCGGAATTCCTGGAAGCGTAACTCCTAAGAAGGCAAAGGAAACTCCTGCTCCAACAGACCCTGTAAAGGCCGCAGTTGTTCGTGAGTCCGTGACTGGCAATCCAACTAAGACTTGGCTAGCAGAGGCCGCAAAGCTAATTAGAGGCGGAAAGTAAGCCCAACACTATAGAGCTTTGAGATTTTTAAGGGCTAGGGCAACCTAGCCTTTTTTATTTTGGTAAAATAAATAAACAATAAAGGTGGTACACTAGATGAATAAGTTCAATATTAATCAAACAGGGGATTTGGCGATTATTAGAAATGCAATTTCAATATTTGAGGCTGACGAAGAGACTCAAGAACCTGAGACTCCCACTGAAGAAGCTCCAGCCCCAACAAATGTCGAAATTGCACCTCCACCTGAGGATACTATTAAGAACTCTGACTTTTTTGCGAACAATAAGATTAGAAATTCAATAATCGATAATGACCCTGCAGTTACTAATTTGATTAAGATTATGAGTGCTGATATGTTAGACGAAGAAGCAGTAAAGCCATACATAGATGTATTTTTTACTAAATTAGGACTAAACGACATTGATCCTGAAAAATTCAAAATGTTGTCGGCTGACATTTGGGATAGACTAGATTCTATGAGCAATATGGACAATAGAACCTCTCTAGCGGACTTTATTACTTGGACAAAACTTAAGATTGATGAATATAATAAGTAATGTTATTTCCAACTCCAAATGTATATACTGACTACAGTACCTCATATGCTGATCTTAGTTCGGCATATGTAAAAATTTATGGTGAGGCTTCTAATAAACTATCCTCACTAACTCCATCATATGTCCCATATGCTCAACACATCTTAAATTTTATAGACCAATGGTGCAAGGTAAATTCAGAATACAAATATGAATTAGTATGTACTAGAAGATCATGGCATAGTCAAAAAAAAGTAACTACTATTAGTGACGACGAAAAGAATGGACTTAGCTGGTATTTGTACGGTAATGCAGTATCAATTAATGTTTATAAGGCAGTTCAAAATAAACTATTTGAAGGTGGAGAGGTTGGAGATTCATTACATGAAAGTTTGAATTTTAATGACGGAAGTGCTAAAAAGTTTATAGTAGATGCTCAAGAATGGTTCATTAACAATCCAATTTCAATCAATGGTTCGTCTAGAATATTGAAGATTTTTGGACTATACCCTAGTCTATCTAAATGTATCAATGTGCCAGTTAGTACTTTGTTTTCAAAATACTTACACGATGAAGATGTAATATATTGGGGAGGTATTTTCTCATCAGGTGCTAATTTTTCACATTGGGAGTGGCACCCAGGATATATGCCAAATGAGATATGGAAGATCAGAGAAGATTTCTTAAATAATGCATTTTATGGGTTTGATTTTGATTCGTTATTGGATGAAGAAATTCAAGGTACTACTTTTATTAAGAAATTCCTGTCAGGAAACAAGGAAATAATTGAAGAAGACTTTCTATCACTAATTAAGCTAAAAATTAAGATAAATCTATCTAAGGAATATTCTATTCTTGATCTATTCAATTGGGCCAAGGATAATCCAAAGTCACTAAACCAGATGATAAATTTTTATAAAATATCTGGAGATTATAATAATCACAATCTATTTCAAATTATTAATGTTACTGCATCTTCCGCTTCAATTTCATATGACGTTGAAGGTAATTTGGTACTGTCTGTCGGAGGTTTATTATCTGCCATCAATACTGACCAAGGCACTTCGTATTACGAATTTTATAATGAATTTGGAGAGAAAATACAGTTATCTTCAGATACAACTTACATACTACCTGTTGACCATAAACTATTAGATATTGATTTTAATTTGACCGAATTAAATATTGATGAAGATTTTAAATCAGCATATTCAGACACAATGTCTGACGTTTCTATGGCACAGGTCATTAAGAACATTGACGATACTGCCAATTTAAATCCAAATGTTAAGTTTGATATTAATGAACATGGAATGTTGGGTGACATTTCAATTATGCCTGAAAAACTTCTAACGCTAGAAGAGATGAAGAGTATGGCAATGAAACAGTATGTATTTGAAGAGATGATCACACCTCCTAATCAAGTAATTATTAGTTCAACAAAAAATCCTAGAATTATAGATCTGAATAAGTTGCTCGTTAACAAAAATGTTAAAATAAGCAATAAAGTGGATGAGATGATAAATCCTTCGGAACTTTCATAAATATTAATAATGAATGAATATGTAATATATAGGGGCAAGGTATACATTTCAGAGGCAACTGCCAATAGAAATGCAAATACTGCAGTAGATACTTCAGCCTTAGCGAGTGCCCTAAATGCTAGAGCGTCAATGGCTAACCTACTTACCCAGTCACCTCCTACAATTGATATTACTGATAAGAAGAGTCAATTAAAGCTTGTAGGTGCCCAACTTGCCAAAATGGATCTTTGGAATCCTGTATTGGAATATTTCGCAAAAACCTTTATTGATAGTGATTCTAACGATGTATTAAGTGAACTAAGTAATGTCCAAAAGACATTGCTTGACAAAATCAATAAATTGGGTATTAAGGTTGCAAATGAATATCGTGAACTTAGAGGCAAATACGTATCAGATGAATATCGTACCAAAGATGATACTCAGTTTAGAAAAGTAACTACAATTTTTAAACATTACTTGTATTTCGTTGCATTGTACAATTTAGAATTCTTAGAATATCTAGATATGAATGTTAAAAATGGAAAGATATTTACTAAGGAGTTTTCTGATAAACTCCCAACACTATACGATCCACCTAAGCCAATGTATATTGAAAGCGACTACCTAAATCCTAAATCTAATTCTGAATTTAATAATAAAGTATTAGATCGTGCAGGATGGGATGCTGAATTGGATGAAAAAGCTAATGAAGTTTCGTCTGGATTTGCCAAGAGTGAGAAGTGGGATTTTGATAGATTAAAGGAATTGTATATTGTAGGATTGCCTGTTCAGGGAGTGACTAATAACAAAGGCGTTCCTGTATATATTGAAGTCGGTGACGAGAACCATTCTGATAGGAAACAAGACATTACTGAAATTAACAATCTTATTAACAATATACACAGAAACATTGTTGATAGCTTAATCAGGCTCAAGCCAAACTTGATCAGAAGCAGTATGAAGAACATTAGTAAAGAAACTGATTCAATTGATCTTGCAAAAAAAGAAATTGATAAAAAGACTAGTAAGGTGAAAGATCCATACCAGACGGTAGATGATTTGAATAAGATGAAATCTGCATTTGCAGGTACTGCTCAGACAAGTAAAGATAATGAAACTGTCAAAAACGCTACAGATTTTCAGCTTGAGAAAAACTCATTAACTAATAGGATTAAGCGTAGATTATCTGGAGGAAATAAATAAAACCATGGCTAATATCTATCAATTACGCGAAGCTGAAGGTGAGATTGAACTATTTGAACCTCAGAATGAAAACAAATTCATTAAGCACAATAAACAATACATTGAAGGTCTTGTCAATGGATATGTTAAGACAATTGATAGATTAATTGAAGTTGCCAACATGTCCGAAACCTTAAGCACCAAGAGCAGGGCAAAGCTTTTAGCTCTAATGGTTGGACTAGTGATTGATAAGGATGATGCGGCGGAAATCAAGAAGAATAGTAAAGTTGATTATTCTTCAAAGATAATTCCAAACATGACTGAAATCAATTATGTCAATGACATTCCTTTTGATCTTGATGTGATTGAGGCGGTATTTAAATATGTAACTCAGATCCTAAAAGATGAAGGTCAAGTTGAAGGTAGTGCCTTTGGTGATTCCACAGGTGTTACTTTTGTAAACATTAAAGACTTGAATCAAGTATATAGTATTGAAACTATCGGATTCCCTACTAAGAAAGAGTTAGCTCAGGATCTATCTGTCTTTAAGAAAAAGAATGATATGATCAGAAAGAGACTGTTTGATTTTGTTAATTCTGGTAAAGTTCCTGAAAAGAGAATTGAAATCAAAATTAGAAGAAATTTCAAGTTTAATCCTGAGGTTCAGAGCTACCAGCGTAGAAAGAAGCCAATTGCTAAGAAGGTATATGACCTACTTGCCAACCAGTTGCTTGTTGCTTATGAAGATCTATTCGAGTCAATCTAATCTTCAGTAGATCTTCGATTTTTTAGTTTTATAAATAATCGAATGAGTATTAAAGACCCATCCTTTAGAAAAAATAGTTTTGCTTCGTCTGAAGACCTTTCAAATAATCCTAAAAAAGGCGAATTTGATAGATTTAGGAAGGTTGATACTGAAAAACAGGCCGAAGTTCTTAGGCATAAGGTAGGTCAATCTGAACGTGCCGTTCTTGCTCCAACTATTGGTATGCAGAGCGGAAACAGTATTGTATATGGTGGCACATATGATACGATGAGCCCTGAAGATAGACATCGTAAAATTGCAGATCGAATAGTAGAAGACAATTACATTAGAAACAAGCAACGCTTATTGTCGTATCGATCAATGGCTAAAACCGCCGAAGTTGCGGAAATTCTCGAAAACGTTGCCAATGAAGCTATTATTGAAAATGATAAGGGTCAGATCGTATCTTTAAATGTCAAGGATAATTTCCCAGACATTGCTATTGGTGAAGTTACTAGAATCAAACTACAGCAAGACTTTAATCACTTAATACAAGAAATATTCAATTTCAACGAATATGCCAATACTTACTTTTACAAATTCCTTGTTGAAGGTGCAATGTTTTGGGAAGTCTTGTACAATGAAGATAAGAATAAGATTATTGGAGTTAACCAATTACCTTCCTATAATATGTTAACTATTGTGGACAAGGGTGAAGTTGTTGGATATCGTCAGATCATTGACTCTGAATACGGCGGAATGAATCTTAATACCAACAATATTATGCAGAATGGTTCATATCGTTATATTGATTACCATGTAAACCAGATCCTAAAATGGGATTATGGTATGTGGGGAAATGGAATCAATGATAGATATTCTTATTTGGAACCTGCTAGAAAGCTAGTGAATACTCTAGGAAATATGGAAGATGCATATTCCAAATATGTCATAATGAGAGGTCACGAAAAGAGAGTCTATTATATTGCAACTGGAAAAATGACTCCTGCTAAAGCTGAAGAGCATGTGAAACGCCAAGAACAAGTATTAACTAGAAGAATGTTTTATAATGCCGAAGACGGTACAATTGTGGGCAATGAGAGGATACAGGCAATGTCTGAAGACTTTTATATTCCACTCCCTGACGGTAGCCAGCCTTCAAGAATTGAAACTCTTCAGGCTGGTATGAATCTTAGTGAAGTAACTCCTCTTAATTACATTCGTGAAAAAATATATCAAGCACTAAAGTATCCAAGAAGTCGTTCTAGGTTAAATCAGCCAACTCCTTCAACATATTCTACAGGAAAGCCTGGAGAGATTGATAGAGAAGAAATTACTCTTACTAGATTTATTGAAAATATGCAGAATAAACTAGGTTCTGTATTGATTAATCTTTTCATAATGTACCTTGAAACTAAGGGCGAGTATGGTGAAGAGCTTAAAAACCCTAAGCTTTACAATGTAGTATTTGAACAGTCAAACTTGTTCAAATTATACAAAGAGGCTGAAATCACTTCACTAAGACTTGACATCTTATCAAAGGCCCAGCCTTTCATTACCGACCATACTGGAGGGCCTAATGATATATTTGCTCTTGAGATGGTATTGAAGGATTTCTGTAGATTAAGCGACGAATCTTACTTGAGAAATAAGGAATTGAAAGAAAAAGAACTTGTCCAATTCTTTAGAATGAAAGAGCGCAATGACGAGTTAAATCGACAGAATCAAGCTCTACAGACTCCTGAAGATAATCCTGACGGTGGGATGGGAGGAGGTTCTTTAGGTGACCTAGGTGGAATGCCACTAGGAGGCGGAGATATGGACCTAGGAGGGCCTACTGAAGCCCCTCCAGTAGAAGCTCCTACCCCAGGAGCAGAAGCCCCTACAGAACCCCCAAAAGTTTAAAAATAAAATAAATAATTAGTAATGCAATCAAATATTGAAAAAGTAAAAGAAAAAGTACTATTAGAGTCTTTAGTCAATAAAGACTTTGATAGTTTTTCCAACATTTTTAATGATATTATTAATGAACAATACGAAACAATTGTTCAAAATATGGTTAATAGCCAGATGGGGATTTCAAATGTCTAAACTAAAGCTACAGGAATATTCTAAAGAGGTTTCAACACTAAGTCCAATGTATGAAAGCATTGGATTAGATTCTCCTGGTACTCCTGGTAAGAGACTAAAACTTGAAGGAGTTGCTATTGTTTGTGACACTCCAGGTATCAATGGTAGAACTTATACTAGTAGATTAATGAGCAGAGAGTGTACAAAATATACAAATAATTACATTAAAACTGCAAATTCCCTTGGAGAATTAAATCACCCTCCAGTAGATGAAGAGGGCAATTCAATCCTATTACCAGTTACTGAAATAAATCTTGAGAAGGTTTGTCATATTATTGAAAAATTAGAAATGCGCGGAAATAAGATGTATATCAAGTCGAGAGTTATAGAAAAACACCCATGTGGTGCTATAATTAAGGTCTTGGTGGATGACAATATTCCAGTAGGTAATTCTTTGCGAGGTCTTGGTTCGGTGTATCGCGAAGGTGGTCATACCTACGTTGCAGATGACTATGAACTAATAACTGTTGATATTGTTGGCCGTCCATCATATGGAAACAATGCAATGTTACATTCATTAACTGAAGCAATCAATAGTCACAAAATTCCACTATTGACTGAAGCAGTAGAGATTGCAGTTAAAGAGTTTAGAAGTGAAATTGATACTGCATATTCAAATCACACTTTTAAGCCTACTGCATATTATAGCCTTAATAAGTTGTTAGAGAATATAGGGAAGTAATATGAAAATAACGCCTGAGATCCAAAGCATAATTGATTCTGAAGTTTCTAAGATAGAGACTGTTTTGGAGGCTAAGTATAGAGAGCATTTCGTTGGACTAAAAAGCGAAATGTATTCTACTCTGAAAGACTATGCAAATGAGGCGTTATCAAAAAACATAAAACTAGAATCAATAGATAATACCTGTGAGACTAAGATATACAAACCAATTGTGGAAGGGATTCTTTCACTCTTCAAATCAAATGGAATAAAAGTTAATTTAAATGAATCTATCAATGTCGATAGTTCAGAGTCTGACCTAAATGAAGCTAGGATGTTACTGATGGAAGCCACTCGAAAAATTCAGGAGATGAGAGATATGATTAAGATACATGAAATAATTCAAAGTTCATTGACAGGACTTAAGCCTGAAATTGTTGAGCAGGCATTAGCTCGTTTTCAGAATGATCCAAAATATAATCAAATGGCTAAGGAAGATATTTTAAAAGATGTGGCTAAGTATGTTATTAGTCTTAATGGGACTCAGAAGAGAACTCAATTAGAATCAGAAGGAATTGATACTTCTGAACTTGATAGTATTAATACTATGCTAGAATCAAAGACTGAATCAGGAGATCCTTTCACTTCACCTTTTAAGCCAGCAAACACTTTTAAGGTTTCTACACTAAAAAGAACTGTGCTAGATGAAGCCTATGGCATTAGAAATACTCAAAATACAAAAAAAGTCTCAGACGACCCTGCACAGGAAGTCTTAGATATACTAGGAATGTAATCCTATACACATTTTTGAGTAATTTTTAGTTTTCGTTTTAGCGTACTTCTAAATAAAGACAGGATTTAAATAATCCATAACTAAAAGGAGTCGCTAAAATGAAACCACAGCTAAACCAGTCCCTAATCAAGAAGTGGGGCGCGGTTCTTGAATCCAATATTGGAAAGCCAATCAAGAGCCAGAGTGAGGCGCACGTTGTTGCGTCTATGTTAGAAAACCAGTACAAGCTCAACAAGGGTTACCTTGGTGAATCTGCTAACTTGACCTCTGATATGGCAACATATCAGAACTACGCTCTACCATTGGTTAGACGTATGTTCCCTGAGTTGCTTGCTATGAACGTTACTAGCGTTCAGCCAATGACCCAGCCATACGGACTTGCATTCTCACTTCGTTTCCGTTACGACGACTGTGGAGTTAACTCCTTCTCAGATCCAGAAATGGGATATAACTATGTGCGTCCTCAGTTCACTGGTACTGGTACTTCTGGCAATCCTTCCGGCTGGAACACTGCCGACGGTGAATTGCTATCCAACTACATGGAAAACTGTGCAGGTGGATTGGTAACCCCAGCTAACCAGATCGCAAGAGGGAAGCTTACCATTGAGCAGGCTTCTATTCAGGCTAAGACCCGTAAGATCAAGACTTCTTACACCCTTGAAATGCAACAGGATCTAGCATCCGTGCATGGACAGGATGTTGAGCAGTTGATGATGGAAGCTCTTCAGTATGAACTCCAGCAGGAGCTTGACCGTGAACTTCTTGGCCGTATGCAGATTGCCGCCGCAAACCCAGCATTGGGTGGCGCACCAGCTTACACCATTGACGTTACTCCAAACCTAACTCCAGGTGTATCTGGAACCACTGTCACTTCTGACGGTAGATTCTCCCAGGAGAAGTTCGCAACCATCGCTAACGCCATCGTTGCCGCCGCTCAAAAGATCCGTATCACCACTCGTCAGGGTCAGGGTAACTTCGTTATCTGTAGCCCAGGTGTAGTCGCCGCTCTCCAGTCCTTGAACAACGGTATCTTTACTCGTAACGATACTTCTGTGAACGGATCTCAGATGGGTGTTAAGGTCGGTACTCTTCTTGGAAGCCAGATTGACGTTTACGTTGACACCTTCGCAACCCAGGAATACGCTCTCGTAGGATTCAAGGGTGAGAAGATTGGTCAGGCCGGTATCATGTACATGCCTTACGTTCCATTGGTTGTTCAGAAGACTATGGGCGCAGAAGATGCATCCCCAAGGATCATCCTAAGCACTCGTTATGCAATTCTCGACAACTTGTTCGGATCTGGCTTGTTCTACCGTCAGTTGAACTTCGTCGGTCTAAACGCATACTTCCCAGGTCTTGGGTTCTAAAAATTAGGCGAACAATGTTCGCCTTTTTGAAGAAAATCTCTCAAAGGGCCAGCGTAAGCTGGTCCTTTTTTTTTATATTAAAAAAAACAGGAGGTGCTTATGATAAACTTTAATAGCCTCAGCAGTGTCGAAACCTACCTCATAAAGAGTCGTTCAATTCTGGAAGAGGATGTAACCGATTCCCTAATTGAATACTATATTGAAGGATATCGAGATTCAATGAATGGCAATCTAGTGAACGAACACTGTTCTAAGGTCGATCTTATTACTTCTCTGGAAGAGTTCGCCTATGTAATTGGATATAAAGTAGGCACCCTTGATTATAAGATTGGACATTGCAATGATTGTAATGCCAGTTTTTCCGAAGGACATAAAAAAGCCATCAAAATTACTCTGATGGCTTTTTACCTTGACGAATCTGTAAGTGAACTTAATAGTTGGCTAATGATCGTATAACTGCTTCAAAAAGAACAGCTTCATGGAGTTTACTCTTAGGAAGCCCTCTTTCTTGATAAAAATTATATAGTCCAGAGATGTTTCCAGTTTCCTTAGTTGGGACATGTCTTTTGAATCTATCATGCTCAATTGCACCTTTTAGCATGTCGTCTGCACTTGGCTCCTTTTCAGGAGTTCCCAATTCCTCGGCACCATATACTAACTTTTCAGATATTTTCTTCAATACTGGAATTAGTCCTTCAGGTCCAAGTAGCTGATCAACATGCTTGCTCTGTCCTTGTAAAGTATTATGGTCCTTAATGGCCTCTAGGGAGGTCCTTAGTGCGTTCAATTCCTTGTTGTACGCAACTACTGGACTTATCTCTTTATAGTCCTGTAGGATATACTGGAACCAGTATTTCACAAGGGATTTCAACCTATCTCCGCCAACAACCTCTTTAGAGAGGAGATTGATGGCCTTTTCTAGTGCAGGTGCGTTGGATACCAATCCACCAAGTGCTTTAGTCTTATTTTGTATGGCTAGTAAGTCAGAAATTCTTAGATTGTTTGCGGCACTGTTCTTGAAAAAGAACATGACTTCATCGATCATTGAATTTAGTTTTTCTTTAATACCTTCAGTTAGAACATATTCTGAACTGATAGCTTCAAAGAATACTTTCTTATACTTGTCCATAGGTGGAGGGGTTCCAACTCTATGGTTTGAACTTTCAAATAGTAATTTATCAAACTTGGATTTGCTATAGTATTTCATGAGTACTCCTTCAAATATTTATTTGGAATAAATATTTTGGAGGTTAAAATGTTCCTAACTAGAAGTCAAATTGCTGAAAGTATCTTGTATAAGCTAGCATATCCCGTAATAAATGTTGATCTAAAATTACTGGGAGATGCCCAATCTCCTAGAAACCACCTAGATGAAGCAATTAATCAGACATTAGATTTCTTTTTCAGACATAATGTAAATGAATCTTCATATATGGCCTGGATTACATTTGAAGCAACTCCTGGACAGTCAATTTATAAGATGCCTTATTGGGTTGAGGAAGTGGTCGAAGTATACTCATCTTTTAATGGACTACTGGCCAATCCTTTTATGATGTTAGATGTTAATTCTATGGAATCATTTGTGAGCTTAAATGTAAATTATAGTGATTGGAATTTGGTAGGATATACTGCCGCTAGGATGAATCTTGGAGAAATTAATAAATCCGTAGGTGCCCAATATTACGCTAAATTAGTTTTCAATGAAAAAGGTGAAAAAGAATTACATCTATCACCTCCCCCAAGATATGATGGAACCTCAGGTTCTAGATTCTTAGTCGGTAGGGTATATAGAAGAGCACCTCTAGGGCAGGTATTTGGACACCCTTTGTTTGTAGAAATTGCGGCGGCTAGATTAATGGAAGTTTGGGGAATGTCATTGAATTTATTTAACGGAAATTTGCCTGGAGGTGGCTCTGTAAATGGTCAGTGGATATATGACCAAGGAGTATCTAGACGAGAAAAATATGAAACAATGTTATTGGGAGAAAGTGCTCCGGCTATGATGAGTTATGGCTAATATTCCAACGTATAAATAAATAAAGGTAAAGGAATATTGAGATGGCAAATAGTGCACTTAGTGGAAAATTAAGATTTAGTAATCAAGGTGGAGTTGTATTTGGTGACACCGTTGCAAATGAAACTATATTGCCAGAGGGGTAGTTAGCCATTAATACTGATAAGGATACTCTTAGTGTACATGACGGAAATACATTAGGAGGAATATTATTACCTAAAATACCTGCAACGGTGGATGACTCGAACAATGTAAAGTTTTTAGGAACTGTTGTAGCTTCATTTCCGACATATACTACTAAAAATAGTATGATTGATGATATGAACGCCGGGAAATTCACAGAAGGCTGTCGCGTTCTACTAACAGACCCCGTCTACGATTCCCGTGGTAACGGTGTTATGTATGAATATGACGCAAGTAGATCACGTATGGTTCGAGTGTTGAATTATCGCAATTATGCAAAACTTGGTTGTGCTAGTGGTAGCTCGATCTCATTCGTTCCAACCACGTCGTACACGCTTGTACCATTTCCCACAATTTCCCCCAATGGCGGCACAAAAAAGATAGCCCGAGGGCTTTATCGCGATCTGAGCCCCGAAGGTTCGCGAACAACTCCAGGGTGGAGAGTAGTAGTTCGTTTGGATTGGGCAGTGGTAAAAATAAACACTAATCAATTATCATTGGATTTGCGTTTAGGTGGACAGTCATGTGGAAGCTTACAAATTGATCTGACAGGTGTTACGCTTGATGCTACTAATGGGAATAGCATAATTGCTTGGGCCGAGTGGTCAGTACATCCAAATGGTAACAATAATGCAAGTTCATACACTTTCGATAGTCACGCAAAAATCAGATATGGAGCGGCATATTATCAGGCGAACGGAACTCAGGTACAAGACATAACAAAGACTCGTTGGGCGTTTCCTACAATTTCTGATGGAACTGATTCGAACCCAATACACCCCGAATTTGAATTATATTGCAAGTACACGGGAAATGCAAACACTTTATATATTGATAATATGTTTATTCAGGAATGTGATTGACCTACCACAAAAAAGGGCCTCAATGAGGCCCTTTTTTATTGATTTGCTTCTCGTTCTTTTATCATTTTTAGTACTCCGTTATGTAGCACCAAAATATGATTTAATAGATATTGGTAATCTGAATCTAGAATTATGATATTTCCAATACCATCAATTAATACTACAGTTTTCTCAATTGGTTGAATATATTCAACAAATACTGCACCGTCCGCATTTGCCACTGATATGTTAATGTACTTGTCTCTATATTCAGTGGAATTATTAAAGGACTTTATTCCACTTTTAATGCAAATATCATTATCATAGTCAACCTGCCTATTTGCAGGATGGTATGTTGCTATGAATACACACATATCAATGAAGGCTTTATCGTGTTTGCTTATCATTCTATTCCTGTAATTTCTGTAGTTTCTTTGAGAGTGACTCCAGTATTTAGGACTCGGGATTGTTCAAAAATCCTATCAGAATGTCTTGTAAAATCCCTTTCAACTCCAAACCTATTAATGATTTTTAAAGATCTTATGAAGTGTTTTAGATCCTTAGCATAAATGTGATGAGTAGTCTTCAGATTTAGAATTGTCACGTCGTTCTTACTATAGTGTAATGTATTATTATAAGTGAATTTTAGTCCAGTTGTTGCTGGAGCTTTTGTTTTATGATGTGTGGTTAAATATCTAGTTACTTTGTCTACGTCAGAGGCTCCTGTATAGGTTTTGCTTTTAGGGGATTCTTTAGCGTCATTTGTGGGTGTATTCAAGTTAGTTGCTCTCCAAGATTAGATTCCAGTTGTTGAACCTATTACTACTCTCAAACGCATCTTTCAATAACCTAAAGGCGTTCATTTTAATCTTATTATATTCATATGATTTTATCCTCAATGATGTCATAATTTCTACATTTGTCATTTTTTCATTTTTTTCATTAATTCCATATAATGAAGTAATTATTAATTTTTCTTTTTCAGGCAACGCCTTTATGACATGTCCAACGTTTGAACATAGCTCATTTACAATAATGTTCTCCAACGCTCCAATTGTTTTCTTATCTTCCAATACTTCAGATAAACACAGTCTACTATTACGACCGTCATTGGCAATTGGCTGATTTAGTGTTAAATATCTAAACTTAACATCAGTAATAAACTTAACTTGTTCTTCATCAGGAACTCCACCTTTTTCAATAATTGCCTTGACTTCGTCCACTGTCTTATAGTATTTTGCAAGAATGTTACAGGGAACACTAATCAAACCAGATGAATTATCAATAGCCCTAACAATTTCAGCGAAAATCCATCCGGTTGCCATTGTTGAAAATTTGGTTTTTAGGTAAGGGTTGAATTTTTCAACAGCCTTATTGAGGCCAATCATTCCTTCCTGAACTAAATCTCCAAACGCCAAGGTGTCAGACTTACGACTAAGTTTAGTAAATTGATAAATGACTAGTGCATAATTATGTTCACAAATATTTCCTCTGTAAGTGTCAATAATACTGAGTTTATCCTTTAGATGTACTTTATTGGCAATGTCGTCAGGAGTATTCTTAACAATAGTATTGAAAAGTTCGTTTGATAATTTTACCGCCGAAAGTGTTGATATTAGTTCATCTACCGTGGAGCAGTTCTCACATATCTCAAAGTAAGTATGGTAGTTCTCAATAATTTCACTGACTGATAGGTCGCCCATCTCATCCACGTTGAAATGGACCAAATACATGATGTCTTCTGAATACAATGCTTCAGAAATGAGTTGGATCAAATAATCAAACATCACTTTATGTGTAATTAATTCACAAATAATTGAATTCTGAATTTCAATAATCTTCTCAAACATCACTCTTTCTTCACATCTGGAAAGAAAACCATACCTCTTGATCGTCTTATCATACATTCTGAGATCTAATTTGTCAGTAAGGCTAGAAATATACATTCGATTCGAAGCTTCAAATTTCTCAAAGTCTTGCATTAAGTCCCCAGCTAATTGATGTTAATATAATGTGCGACTTATTCTACCTAAAATCTCCTCGGGTGGGGGGAGTGGGCTTATTACGAGGAATCTAAATTAATAGTAAGAAAAAATAAAGACACTGTCAAACCCCGCCTGACAAATAAATAGTTTTAATGACACCTATCATGGATTACGATATTTTAAAATTTACAGGAAAAGCTAGTCATAGTACTGTAGTAAATTCAATATCGTTTAAAAGCGTCGATACTGCCACATTTTTAGATGATCGCGATTCGATGAACTACCCGATATACGAACCATACCTTAACCCAGTGTCATTATCATATGAAAATTGGACCAAGTTTAGGCTAAAATTAGACCCAGAATATGTAGATAAGATATCTTCTAGGGGATTGACTGTAGAAAAATATAACTGTGGCTTTAGATACAATGTAACATACACTAAAATAAAAAACATAGCATTCTGGTTCAATACCAAGCCACTAGATGATGTCAAAATTACTGTCGGAACTACGAACATATATACTAAGCCAGTAGATTCCAAAAGCATAATTGCAGTAGAAGATGTTACTACATATTACAATAAAGATGGCATTTTTAATGATGAAATCAAATTTCCTATATACTTCAACGGGAAATCAGAGATACTAATAAATCAACTCGAAGGTGCAATTTCTGATGACTTCTACGTCTGGCAACTTCAACTATTATCTGGAATAAAATATCAGCTAGATCCTAGACTTGTTGGATTTAAGCTACATTATGACCTTGAATAGTTTTTAACACCAGTCTGATATAGATTATTCTTTCATTACCCACATCCCTACTTAGCATAATAGGCGCTACTAAAAATTTATTAGTTTTTATAGTTTTTTGAACTACTGCATTCGCAATTAATTGAATAAGATTTTCATCAGTAATATTATAACTATTTGAATCTGCAATAAAGTATATTTCAGGGACATTGAATGTCTCAACGTATATGTCATTAATATCATAGTGTGAGTTTTTTAATACTGTGTTTACTTTTATCCTACTAAGGGCAGGTTGCGTGTTAAAAATTCTACATATCAAAGGAAGTGCAATATTCTGTAAATCTATATTATGTTCAAGAATATATCCACTTTCTACCAAATATCCCTTGTTGAGTTTAAATTGTTGTTCAAGGAAATATGCCACCAATTCTCGTCCAGAAGTGTCAACGTTTTTTAGCACAGATGACCCTAAAACAACTTTCCACTTATCAACTAGGCGGTTACACTCATTATCACTAATTTGAATAAAAGTTGGAATGTTCTTAAGTCTGCTAATTTCATCAGCATTTACATTACTTATGGTAGGTTGATCTATGAGTTTTTGTAGTTCAAAAATAATCTTTTCAATACTTTCTTTCATTGGCAAAGGTATCATGCGCCCCCCTAAACCTGAATTTTATCAAATGTTAGACATGAAATTTGTATGTTGGGTGAGTTAAGGTTGGCTCAGTTTTTTTCTTCTTACCTCCACCAATAATTGCCTCAAGGGAATGTTCAGGAATGTCCTTAAAAAGGTCATCTGGAAAAACTTGAAACTTCTGATAGTGTTGTTCAAATCTCATTAGCTGTGCAATCCAGAAAGCGTCAACAAGGTCACTTTTAGGGGATTCAAAATCTTTTAAACTCTCTGAAATTGTAATGTTTAGTTTATTGAATGCAATTCCCATTTCAAGCTTATCAACACCTCCTTTTCCGGTAGCAAATTGCTTAATGGATGAAGGTGGATATTTCTTATAAGGGATATTCCTAACATACAGTTTTTCTTTTATGGCTCCGCATACTTCGGCAATATTGAAGACAGCACCCGTTGCACCATATGCATAATCTTCAACAGCAAAGACATCAACAACACTAAGGTCAATATACTTTTCAATTGCATTAATAATTATTTCCCCTCTATGGTGATAGGGAATATCTGCATAAGATTTATCTAAAAGGCAAATATTAAGATATTCAGAATGGGTTTCATTCTTCTTTACCTTAGTAAATCCTAAAAACTTAGTGTTCGTAACTTTTAGTGTCTGGTCGTCACACTGCAACAAACAAACACCTGAGCCGTTAATAGACAAATCTAAACCTAAAATTTTCATGGTCATATTATTTAGCCAGAAATATTTTAGGTTTCGTCCACTTACTTGAAAATTTTTAACAATTCGCTGAATGTTTCGATCTTGAAATTATAATCAAACTCCTTAACGAACGGATCTCCTATCCAACTACTCTTTGCGGCCCTTTTGACCCATACTGTATTCAGACCTGCAGTACTTGCCGCAATGATGTCGTCAGAGGGTGAGTCCCCTATCATCCAGGTATTTTCTAGGGTTCCTCGTATACTCTTCACAACTCCAGAATATACGTCTGGGTTCTTATTCGGAACAATAAAAACGCCATTAAACACTTTTGATAATTGTTGGATTTTTCTAAGTTGAGTATAGAAATCTCCCTTAGTAAGAATCCATAGCCTATATCCCCTAGTGTTTAATTCATCAAGAGTTTCATTCACAGTAGGATATATTGTATAAGGTGCTGAATTAAAAACACTTTCAGCTAAACTTCTAATCTTATCACTGGAACTATTGCTATTGTGAGCATCTATAAAATAATCTGCACATAATGACATAGTATCAATTAAATAGTTTTTATCGTGGCAAGTATTTTTGCAAGCCTCATTCATAGTTTTCAAAAAAACTTCTGGAAAGGTCTTTGATGAAAATGCGTCAATAGAATGCAATCTTTCGAACTCATATTTTTCTAATAAGTTAGTTATTTCCTCTTCTGAAAGTGGGGATAGTTTTTTTAAATATTTTACTAGATTTGTTTTTGCAAATTGGTAGTATATGTTACATACAACCATTGTATTATCTAAATCTATCAGGAGATTTTTGTTTTCCATAATTAATCCATGTTAAAAGAATATAGTTTTAATAATTCGTCTATTTGATATTGTAGAGTTGGAATGTCAGTTCCTTGGTTATTGTAGATCAGCCCATCTACAAGCTCTTCCTTGATCCCTGCCTCGGAGATGTGGGTCTTAGCCTGTTCATCCATGCCATCCCTATCCCTGTCAGAGATGACCTTTAGGTTCTTCCCGCCGAGATCTCTAATCCATTCCGCTTCATTATCAAAGCGAACATCAGGTATGCAGAAATTTTTAATCCCATTTTTACGAAAGATGGAATATACCCAAGCCTCTATACAATGAATCCAAACATTTTGACCATATACATTTCTACCTTTTTCAGTGCCAATGATTTGGAGTTCGTGTCTTACGTGAGGAGGCTTTGTGTAATATACTTCTTCATATGTGAAAATTCCCTTACCCACCACGTCATTTTTAAAGTGGTCCGCCATTGAAATTTTGAAGTAATTACTAAGACAATTAGTCCCAATAAAATCCTTACCACTACCAGCTTTACCTGTTAGTCCGATTATTTGAATGCCATCTTCCGGCTTGAAAAGACCTATCATTATTACCATCCTCCATACTAAAACCAAACTTGGCATAGTGCATTTCAAATGCTAGCAAATTTTGCAAAGTGGGTTTCATGACGTGTTTTATGATGTACTCATACGGAATTTGTCCATTCTCATCAATAATGGCATCACAATATCCAGTCATTACAAGTTGATTTAGGTCAATTTTGTTTTTTATCTTATCCCTAAGTTCCATCATTTCATCACTCCATACAAATACGGAGATTCCTGAACGTAGGGCCTGATAAGAAGCTTTTATTCCGTCCCTATCACCATCAAAAAACAATACTAGATTCTTGTGATATTTCTTATCAATTGTTTTAAGGAGCGTCCTAAATTTAGAGGCTCCACCGCAAGCAATGGAGTTGTTCACGAATAATGAATCAATTGTTCCTTCAAACACAAAGAAGTGTATGTTCTTATCTACAAAATTTAGATTATATGTTTCTTGCTGAAGACCTGTTGGATACTTGTATTTCATAAAAGACTTATCAGTCAAATCTCTCGCTTCAAAGTATTTGAAATTACCGTCTCGCAGATAATGAGGAATAATTACTCGATTAGAATACTTATTTTCTTCATATTCTGCACAGTATAGAAAATTCTTAGCAATCTTCTTAGGAATTCGTCTGTGTTTTATAAATTCAATTGCCTTCTTCCTCACTGATTCACATATAACAAATTCACTCTTTTCTCTTAATGGGAGAAATTTAGAATAGTCAATAGGAGTAATTGTGGGTACAGGTTCTTCAATTTTTATTATCTCATTCATTCCGTTCATAAAGTATACTTCAGCTATCCACGCCTTAAATAGGTCAGGATAGATTTTCTTTAATGTATTATAGAATGAATCTTTATAGTCACAATTAAGACATCCCATTGTGGCATGTCCATCATTATTTGTTAGTAACCATCCACGCTTCTTAAATGTATTATTACTAGAATCTCCACAAATAGGACATCTAAAAACAAACTTGGCTCCACTTTGAGTGATGGAATCCTTGTCTGTGATTTTCTGCAGAAATTCTTTATATTTGTGGAGAGGGACGAATATTTTGTGTTGAATGCTCGCCATTCATGAATATTAGCAATATTTTGATAGGGAATAGTGAAGATGATATCTAATTTTCTTCAAGAGCTTCAGTGTCATTTCATTTTTTTTAATTTCCATAACGACAGTACATAGCTTATTTTTTATTGCGGATTCTGAGCTTCTAATTAATCTGGCAGATAGACAGTTTCTACTTGCAGTACTGTTAATATCAAACTGCGTCATGGCTATCGCCAACGACTGTTCGGCTCCAGATTCCAAATTAGATTCGTATTTTTGCTTAACAAACTCAGAATATGTATTTTTAATTTTTGCGTAATCTAGTTTAACATTCTTATAGTCAAAATTATAGATATCTACCACATTCTTAATATTGATTCGCTTAGTTTCTATTATTTTCAATAATTCAACTAGACTTTCTTTAGTTATTTGTAAGTCATATTCCATTGTGTTTTTTATAAATCTTCTTAAGTTAGATTTATAATTTCTAGAAGAAGTTTTAGGAAACTTATCTAATAGATTATTATATGTAATATCTAACAACGTGTTTAGTTTTTGTATTTCAGGTAGGTTATTTGACATATTAAAAAAGGAGAGGTGGTTGACCTCTCCTTAATATTTAGATTAACTTTTTACGAATTAATCTAGCCAATCGTCGTCGCTACCTGCAGTCTCCGTGGCAATAGTTGGAACTACTGCTACAAGAGGGGAGGCGACAGCGGCTGGGGCTGGAGCTTTAGTTGAGAGAGTAGACGTAGCCTTACTCATAGTAGTTGGGGCTGGAGCACTCTCTTCTGCAAATACAGTATTTGCATTAATTGGGGTCGAGTCTACGATAATTCCACCTGAAGTGACTCTCTGGAACCTCTTGTTGAGGTCCTCGTAGCTCTTATAGGTAGAAAGACCAGTGAACTCATCCAAATCAATCGCCTTGGTAAGAATTTCAATGATTTGCTCATCGGTTTCGGCAAGACGTTCAGGGTCTAAGAATTCAGATCCATCATAGTTTGCATATCCCGAGGCTGGATTGTGCTTGAGAACAAGCTCAAGAGAATATCCATTAATTGGGCAGTAAGGGTTGCTACTTGCCCTCTTCTTGGATTCTGGCTTCCACTTAGCCTCAATCATCTTATAAATTTCGACAGGCATGTTCCAATACATTACCTTGCCGTTATTTTCAGGATGCTGAGGATCCTCAATGACATAGATGTTAGTCACATAGGACTTCTTAACCTTACGGCTTCTTGCCCTTGCAATGAGAACATCCTGCCCTGACTTGTGGTCTTGCCTATTTTGTTCACAGGCTGGGCAACGATGATCCTTGTTATTGTTCTTAATGTTCAATAGTGTTGGACAGTTTTCAAAGTACCATTGGCCATTTTCAGTGAAAGAATGAGACCAGCGTTCTAGCGTATAAGGCTTGGATGGCCCCATACCTGGAACAGTCTGGGGAATGAACCTTACCACTGCTCGGTATTCTTTCTTTTCATTCTTAATTGTTGGCCTGAACTGCCTAGGGTCCTTCTCATGAGTTTGCTTTTTAGGGCCTCTCTGAGAAAGTCCATTTAAGGTCTGTTCGATTGAATCAATGTTTAGTGTTAGTTTGGACGACATGTTTTCTCTTTCTTTTTGGTTTAGTGCCTATTCGGCAGTAGTATTTATGTAAGCAAATCTTAGCATTATGTGAGCTACATTTTCCTAATTTTGGGTATTTTGAGGTTGTTTTCCTCTACCATATCTCGCGTCAATATTGCCTTATTATGGTCATCTAGTAGCTCATAAAGTTCTTCAATTTCATAGTGATCTTTTAGTGACAAAATCACATGTTGAAATCTTTTATTAGGGTGTTCCGCTAGTAGATCTCTGAACATTTCATTAACATACACCTTATGTTTAAGTAAAACGCTCTTATCAGTCTTTAGAGATAATCCTCGACTAATCCACTTATCTTCTATTAATTTTACCCAATCAACGATTGCCATCTGTTAGTACCTCAACATTGTCACCAGAATCATCAACAACGTTCTGAATGTTCATTGAAGATAATGCAGTTTCAGTTTCGGCTCTAGTGGCGTCAACGATTTTCATTATTGGCATATTGCCCTTGAGATAGAACTGCTTATCATTTGCACCGTATCTATTCTTAAGGATTTTTACCAAGAATAGATCCTTACTCTTCATCATACTGTCTCTCATAATTGCATATCCGTTTGCACAGTACTTAATAATATCAATAGATTCACCGATATTTTTTGCAGAGACTTCAAGTGTCCCATATCCATCCCTATTAAGCTGAGAACAGCTAACAATTGGAAGATCACATTGTTTTGCTACATTCTCCAGTTCCTTCATAATGTATCCTAGGTCTTCGTGACGCTTCCCTCCACTTTCCTTAGAGGAAACCATACAGTTGACATAGTCAATGAATATGATATCTGGTATAAATTTTTCTTTATATGAAAGCTCTTGCAGAATGTTTCTTAAATCGTGTGCAGTCATTTCGAATGATGGATATTCAATAATTTTCAAGTCTCCAGTACATAAACTGTTAATCTTGTTTTTAACGTCAACAATGTTGCAATGCTTTAATTCATTAACTTTAACTTCTAGAATATTTGCGGCGATCTTCTTAAAAATTTCGAAGTCAGGCATTTCTAGTGTGATATATAATGCATTGAATCCGTTGCTTATTGCGAATGCCGCATCGTTACATAAAAAAGTAGTCTTACCGATATTCGATTCACCAAAATACATTGACACTGCTTTAGCCGGATGTCCTCCGTCAATTAAACAATTCAATGCCTTATAAGGTGAAGGTACTTTTTTAATCTTCAACTGTAAATAATTCATCAACGAGTCGAAATCTTTTTTGACTGACACTCCCATCTTAGTTTCAATGGTGAAGTTGACAGCTTTCTTTATCTCTTCAACTGCATGATTTATTTGATGGAAATTGTTTGACTTCCAAGTGCTGAAAGTACTTTGCATTGCCAACAGCGTCAACTTACCTCTAAGGAAGTTTTCAATCTGTTTAACAAGAAAATCATCAGCATAATGTGAAAGATTTATTTTACCAATTTCCTCAAATCGGTCCTTAGCAGTTCCTTCCAAATAAAAATCAAATAATTCTCTCGTTCTTGGATATCTGTCCTTCTCATCATAAAATTCTCTAATTTTTTTAACTATTTTCTGATTATCATCTGAAAATAATTCTGGCATGAGAATGGGAAAGACCTTGTTACCTATTTCTGTTTTCTTAAAACAGGCTTTAATAACAAGGTCTTCAATATCATTCGGACTCATATTCTCAAAGTCGTCAGTGCTCATCAAACTCCCTTTAGGTTATTGCTCCAAGTCTAACACTTCCTCTTCAACATAATCTTCGGATGCCAATCCAGAACCTCCGAAAGAAAATCTTTCCTTTACCTTCTCATTGATCAATGGTAGGATTTCCTTGACAACCTCAGGATGCTTCCAAACTACCCCTTCGATAGTTGGGTACTCTCCCTTGGCATTTGCACCCTTATATATTAACAAATATTCAGTACTTCTTGGCGATTTCCTCTTAATAATCGTCTCGTCTTCCAAAAATGCATCAAGCCCGTAGTATTGGTTAATTCCGTTTTCAAAGTTCAAATAAATGTCAACTTCAGAATTCTCAAGAGTCTTTCTAGACTTTGGATTCTTAGCGGTAATGAAAATACCAATCTGCTTCTTATCATCATTCTTTGCGGCTTTCTTTTTCAAAGAGATGATAGTACTTGCACCGTACTTTCCACCACCTCCACCAGAAACAGCCTGAGTAGGAACATATGCACCAATGACTTCATAAACATGGTTTACTGGAATAAGAGGAATCTTAAGAACGGATAGATCCACACATAAATCCCTAAAGAGTTCTCTGAGTTGCTGTTGCTTGCTCATGTCCCTCTTAACTTCGCCCTTGTCAAGGTTCTTTTCAGCACCCTTAGACGATAACATACCAATAGAGTCAACTACGAGCAACAATTTGAATCTCTGTGCGTAGTTACTTTCATTAACTTCCTTGTTATAATATTCCTTATACTTATCAACAATTGCATATGACTGAAGTCTCAAATCCTCAATTGTCTTAACAGGAAGGATTTGATAATGAACATCCTTTATCCATCCAAGTGGCTTAAAGGTATCTTCATCAACTGCACCTTCTGTTTCAAAGTAAACAACACAATATCCCATCTTCATTGCGTTGTGACAAATAAACTTAGTAAATAGTGATTTACCTACCGACTCAATACCTGCAAACATTGTTGCCTTGTTATTAGGTATTCCCTTAAACATATCACCCGAGATCAATGCATTAAGGATATATGAACCAGTAGAAATCCACTCGTCGGTGATCCCTCTGAGATCACCTGCCTTAGTTAAATATTCGTTACCTGCCGATGCCACTATCTTTGAAAAATTAAACGCCATGTTATACTCCTTGTCATAGAAGTATAACAAATATTACTTAGGCTTAAAGAATCTCCTAATAGATTCAGTGTCTCCATCAAAGACATTAGACCATCCATATAGATCCAAAATGGTACTCAGAGGTGCCTTAAATGTCTTTGTCCACTGCGTCTCGTAGTCGATACTAAAGTATTTCAATAGCTCAGGAGGGAACGTTTCATTATTGTATGAGATTGCCGAAATGTTGAACTTGTTAGGCTCCTTAACGTAGACCCACTTAACTTTAGTTCCTTCATTAATTGGCTCATATTTCTTCAAATCAGGATCTTCTTCTAATAGAAGATTCCACTTTAAAGCTCCCAATCTAGGTGCAGGATATGTGTTTGCGGCAGTTGGACCTAATGAGTTGATGGATACTGGCTTAGAGATTAGATGAATATTCTTAGGATCCATAAAGTCCTTTTTCAACATTCCTATTTTCTTTGCAATGATTGTTCTGTTATTCTCCTTAAATAATGACTCCAGCACTTCTTCAATGTGCATTTTAGACCACTTAGGAGTGTCCGATTTAACAAGCTCAACTCCAACGGCCTTGAGTCGCTTCTTAAACTTCTGATTGATTAATAAGTCACCTTCATCGTATTGTAGATAGCAAATATAGTGCGCCTTAGACATTGCGACGAGCACTTCACTACATTTTTCTAACTTAAACCAAAGGTGATCTTCACGGTAATTATAATCCTTTGCCCATTTCTTAGTGATCTTACCAATAACATCATCAAGAACACAATGATTGAGTCTTAACGTGAACTCCGTTAAAGTCATCTTTTCGAAATGCTTATCTGCCATTCCTTCAAAATATTTCGCAATTGCCTCGTTATAATCAGGACTTTCTTTTGAAGAGAATCTATTCTTTACAGCCAGGTATTCCTCAAATGTTCTTTCCCTATTCTTAAACGGTGCAAAAATATCATTAAAGGTTAAGAAGAATGAGTCAGTATGTGCCAGAACTACTCGACGCTGTCTTGCTAGCGATGCCCTAACATTCTCATCAAAGGACTTTTCATATTTCTCATCAATCTCACCTTTAATGGTGACATTGGCATATTCACCAAACTCAGTCTTAAATTGTTCATTGGTTTCGAGCTTAATATCTATCCATTTACATAGATATGATATTACGTGCTGAATGGCCTTATTACCAATCCCAGTGATCGTTGCGGCATTATGTATGTCGTAGAACTGGAAGTGGTTATTTCCTAACAATCCATATACTGAGTTTGCGAAGATTTTATAGGCGTTCTGCTTTCTCTTATAATAATCTGAAAGGTCCTTATCATATTGCTTTGATTCTGGGTCAGAATGTAGCTTTTGAAGACGCTTAAATTCACCCCTACCCTTTACAATTGTAGTGAGTAGTTCTGGAATAATTCCTTGCTTATCGTTGTCGTACCAAACGCCTTCGAGAATAGATTGACTAAAGTTGCCTAATGGTTTATCTTTAGATAATACCTTTGTTTCAGGTGAAATATTGGCAGATCTGGCTATTGAAGGATACCATTCTTTAGCGTCAAATGATACCACATCCAACCATACTTTAGGGTTCATTCGAATGTATGCACCTTCATATCCCTCTTTAACGAAGTCTTGAAGGTAAGGAATTACTAA